TCAGGCTTCGTCTCGCAGCTGGCGATTCCTACCGACGCATCGCCCGCGACTACGGCGTGTCGTCCGGCATGGTGGCCCATATCAAGCACGGTCGTTCGTGGAAGCACCTGCCCTAGACCTCCGTTGTGACCGTCTCGTGTTGAATGGCTTTGACTGTGAGCGACCCGCGCCACTGGCGTCCGATCTCGTCGAAACTCTGCGAGATCGTGTAATCGGTAAACATCAGGTCCTGCACGCTCTCGTCGGGTAACGTGCAGGTGACCGCGCCGGCCGTATCCACCGCCTGCTCCACGATGCGCTGGATCTGACGTCGGCCGATACGCAACGGCACCCCATCTCGACGTACGAGCCCGTCCGAGCACAGGACGACCAACTCGACCTGCATGTAGCGTTTGGGCCGTAAGGCGTGGCCGATGCTGACGGCACTGACCAGGGGAGACGCCGTCGCCAGCGAGTTCCGCAGATGGACACGGAACGCGGCCAGCGTCGCATTCGTCGTGATGGGAAACGGCCCCGTCTCGTACGTCTGCGAGTCGAACAGTGTGCCGAACGGCGTCCAGCTCGTCTGCGCCGGGTCGGTCTTGTACTCCAGCGTCACGAGGTTCTCGGCGTTCAACCGTTCGCCCGTCACCGCGATGTGCCGTAACGCCTTCACGCTCGCGTGGTAGCCACCATGCCAGAGCGGCAGGTCCACCCACGCGTCGCCGACCTGAAACCGGTACTGGGTGCATGCCGCAGGATTGGGCACGCACGGATTGATCAGGAACCCCACCGACCCGTCGCTGAAGCCGAGATACGTGCGCGTGTGGCCAGAAGGCGCGCCGATCTTCGAGACGAACAACGCCTGAATCGCGCGGGACGGGAACGGATCGCTGATCGAGCCGTGCCACGTATCGATGTGCACCGGCTGGCCGTCCTGGGTCGCCCAGGCGCCGAACTTCATCAGGTACGACGTGAGCGTGTCGGGGTTCAGGATGGCCGCGTAGGCGAACATGGTCCCCAGGCCCACGAACGCGGTGACCTTGCCGCGGACCGGTGAATCGTTGTTGACCAGTTTCTCCAGGCCCACCTCTTCGAGCTCGAGCGCCGGCGTGATGCGGGAGAAATGATGCCCGTACGCGGTATACAGGCCGTTCTCGAACTGCCCCCATGCCTTGCCGTTATTGGCGTCGGGCGCGAACTTCAGGAACGGGAAGAGCTGGTGGTCGTCGCCGGCCGCATCCAGGGTGTACAGCCCGTCAGTCTTGGCGATGATCAGCGTCCCCGCGGCGGACACCATGAGCGCCGTGATCAGGGAAGACTTGTCGCCCGCGCGAAAGATCAGACTGGTGTAGTTGGCCTCGTTGGTCGGATCGGCGTTGGTGTCGCACTTGCGTAACTGGTTGACGTCGTCGGCCCACCACCACTCGCGGCCGATGACGGCGAACGCGAGCGCGCCGAAGGTCGCCATGGGCGTCCACACCGTGCCGTTGCTGGAGTACTGCGCGGGTCCCGAGGAGAGCGCCACCCAGGCTCGCGTAATCCCGTCGAAGTTGCTGGTGAACACCGACACGTTCACTACCGCGACGCCTAACCCGAAATCCTTGACGGTCGGCCAGGACACATCACTGTCGCGCCGCAGGATGTACCGCCCCTGCGCGCAGTAGAGACTGCCCCCGAGCTCGAAGAACGTGCGGATGCCCGTCGTCGCGTCGACGGTTGGCGGCGTATGCAGGGTGATCTCGGGTCCCTTGCACCACGGCCAGACCGACAGGTCGACGCTCTGCGCGGCGAAATACCGGAAGTCCTGCCACTTTTCCTGCGTGTGCAACCCCAAGCCGAGGACGAGCGATTCGTAGGGCTCGTCGCGATCGTTGAGGGGCGACATGCCGCCATACGAGAAGTCGGGCGGCGACACCTGCGCGACGTCCTGCGCCTTGCCCCTGGTCAGCATCGGTTTGTTCGGTGCCGGCGCACCGAGCAGGAGCCCCGTCGAGCCGATCTTGAAGTGGTACGGCCAGGGAGCGCGCCTGGCACTGTAAATGCTCACGCTAGTGCCCTACCATCTCAATATGGCCCCGCCAACGAAGCCTAGGCAACCGTGCCGCAATTGCGGCCTGCCAGCCGGCCGCTATCAGACCGCTAAAGGGAACTGGATCTACCCGTCGTTCTGCGCCGACTGCCGCCCCCGATTCCGCCATCCCTCTGCTGAGGACCATTACCACTGGCGCGGCGGTGAGCGGTCGCTGAGGCAGGGCTACGTTCGCGTCCGCAAGCCCGACGGAAGTCGCGACCTGGAGCACCGTGTCGTCTGGGAAGCTAAGTACGGCCCGATTCCGAAGGGGCTGCACGTCCATCATCTCAACGGCGACAAGACCGACAACCGCCTTAAGAACCTGGCGCTGCTCAACAACGATGCTCACCAGTATCTCCACAAGACACTCAAGCTCATCACCGGAACACCGGTCCGAAGCGGCGCGCCGGACGGAACGTCAGTTGTGGCACAACGGCAGTGAAGTGCTGCCGCGAGCGGTCGGAGAACCACGCCGCCGCGGTCGCCTGGTCACGGATCAGGCGCGCGTTCGCCACCGGCTCGAGCAGGTGGCCGAACCGTCGCCAACCGACGGTCAGCGCGCTCGAGGCCAGCCAGTCTCGCTCGATCGGCGCTTCGTCGGTCTCCAGCGATAACCCTGACTGCTCACCGTAGGTGCCGCCGGCAGGTCGGCAATGGTCGTACGCGCGCTTGTAGCACCTGAGGTACAGGATGTCCCCGCTGTTGAACGTCCGCGAGCCCGTGTTGAAGTAGAAGTCGCCGCCATCGCGTTCCACCGATCCATAGACGATGCGCTCGAAGGGATCGGTCTGATTGCGATCTTCGCCCGCGGCGAGCAGCCCCGCCTGACGGATGTGATTGGCATCCTGCAGCCAGGGCGACACCACCTCCAGGGAATGGCGCGAGGCGCCGGGTGTTGGGACGCACGCCACCTCGACCACCATCCAGCACTGCTTCAGCCCGTCGTTGATGAGCTGGTGGAGCATGGGCACATCGAAGGGACCGAGGATCTCGAAGCGTTCGCCCAGCCCGGTGGCGCCGAGGTCCTCGAGGTCTTCGTACAGGAACATCTCGAGCTCGCCGTAGGTGTACGCCTCAAGCGCCGCATAGTCCGACCCGCCCGGCGCGGCGATGGGCGAGATCGACCACGGCAGATCGGGCGTGATCGTACCCGTGGACGGCTCGTACGTCTGGACGTAACGGTTGCGATCGAACTCCTGCGTCGCGTTCGGGCGATACAGGGGACGTTCGGTGAGCAGGTCGTTCTGCGGGATGCCTGACTTGATGGGGTAGCTGCTGCAGACGAGCTGCGCGACGGTGCTGCCGCTGGTCGCGCGGACGTCGTAACTTTCCGGGCCGATGTAGGGTCCGCTCTCGACGGCGACGGATCGTCGGTATGCGGCGAGTGACGGCATCAGGTCGAGAACTCCCCGTCTTCCCATTGCACCGGCGGATACGGTCCTGCGGTCTGGAAGGCCGCGGCTCCCCACAGGACGGGCGTGCCGCCGCTGGCCACGAACTGCGTGCCCGACCAGCCGATGCCACCCGTGATCAGCGCCGCGACGTAGTCCACCATCAGGCCAACACCGCCCGGTCGTCGCTGGACAACCGGGGCCATGTCGACAACCAACCCCGTGGCGCCAGATCGACGAACGGCAACGCCGACACCGGTCAGCAGAACATCGACGGTGAGTCCAATTCCGGCAAGACCCCGACTGGCAACAACGTCAAGGCTCAATCCAGCAGCGCCAACCCGACGATTGGGATTCGGGACCACATCTGCTTGCAGTCCCTCGGCGCCAACCTTGCGGTCCGTCACTTGATCGTGACTCCCGCTTCAGCAGCGTTGATGCCAGCTACCGTCCAGGCCGCACCCGTATTCGGGTCCGTTTCCCATCGTGAAGCGATGTAGCCCGTCCCTGTGCCCAGCGTGACGGCGGTCGCCTCACTCGTGGTGCTGCCACTCTTGATCGTTGCCGCGATTTGCCCCGGCCCGGCATCGCCATTCTGCCCATACACCAGGGCTTCGACCACATTGATCGACGTCACCGCAACGCCAATGTCAGCCATCTGATACAGATCACGTTCCCCAACCGTGGCGGAGGCGACGTACTGCGTCATCGACGGCGGCAATTCGTTGACCTGGGAATAGTTCGCACCGGTATCCGTGCCCCCACGCACCAACTGCGTCGAACTGCCCACCCCGCTGGGCATGAGCAGGATCACCCGCCCGTCACCCGCTCGTGCGTTGTTGACGCTGCCAGTGGTGTCATTGATGGCGATGTCGTCGTATGCCACGTAGATCCCCGCCCCGATGGTTGCCACGGTTATGCCTAGGGTGAGGGTTTGCACATTGAGCAGCGTGGCGGACTGAGAGTTGTCGCCTGAAAAATTCACGACGCGCGTCCCGTCCAGCCATAACTCCGACACCCCTGCCGACGAACTCGTCATCTGGTGTCGCCATTCCACGACGTGCCAGGCATCAGCGGTCATCGCCGCAGATGCCGCCCCCAGCAGTGTGCCGCTGGGGAGCCCACCCTGGCGCAATCGGAGCAGCCCGTCAGCCGAGTTGTAGGTCAGACAGGCGACGTTCGCAGCCGCCGAGTCGGCCAACGATGCCATGACGAATTCGCTGGCTGGCGGATGCACGTAGATCGCCATGCGGATCCAGACTTCTGTCTTGGGACCGCCGAGCGACAACCCTTTCGTCGCATTTGCCAGGGTGGCTCCATTGGCCAAACACTTGAGGCAGTACGAACCAGCACGGGGGACAGGGCTCGTATTGACGACCGCTACGATCCCATTGGTGCCCGTCGTGCTCGCGCCCACTTCCGCCACGTCCCCCGTCTCGTAGCCTGTTGTCAGGAGTCGGGTCATGGTGGTGGCGGCCCGCTCGGATCGAGAATCGCCATGATCTGCGCCACATACGCGCGTAGCTCAGCATCCACGCCGCTGGCTGGACCAGGCGGCCCCTGAGGTCCAGGCTCGCCCTGGATACCCTGGATCCCCTGCGGTCCTGGAGGCCCCTGCTCACCTTGCGGCCCGGTCCACGGCGCCGGCGGGCTCTCCCCGAGCGGAGGTGGCGCCGGCTGCAATGGCGGGATATCCCCCGGTGGCACCAGCACCGGCGCATACGGCGGGACCGTCCCGTTGAGCGGTAACAGCGGCGGCGCGCCTGGCATCAGGTCCTAACCCGCATAAAATGACTTGAATGTTCGAGGGCGAAATATGGCGGGATGTCGACGGGTTCAACGGCATCTACGCCGTTTCGGACCGTGGCCGCGTCAAACGACTGACCGGCTACCGGAATGCGACCTGGCCTGGCCGACTCGTGAAGGCAACCCTGACGGCCGGCTACCCCATGGTGAGGTTGTGGAACCGAACAGAAACGCGAGCTTACGTGCATCACCTGGTCGCTCTCGCTTTTCTGGGACCAAGGCCGTCGCCACGCCACGTGATCAACCACAAGGATCGGAACAAGACAAACAACACTATCGGCAACATCGAATGGACTACGCCGGGCGGCAATGTTTGGCATTCCCATCACACCGGAGAACCGCGTCGCTGGAAGTCGCGTGGCGAGGCTCACGGCAACGCACGCTTGACTGATGCCCAGGTCGCATACGTCTTGGCGTCCGCGATGCAGGGCAGAGCACTCGCCCGTGAGTTGGGCGTTAGCGAGTCTCTGATCAGTCTTATCCGTCGTGGCAAGCATCGCAATCATCCGCTGTAGATGAGATCTTCGATCGAGTTCGGAATGACCTTCGCCTCGAGCGCCGCTACGCGAGCGACCAGCGCGTTGAACTCCGCCGCCGTTGGATGCACGTCGGCGTTCAGCTTGGCCGTCGTGACCGCACCGTCTGCAATCTTGGGCGTGGTCACGGCATCTGCAGCCAGGGCGGTTGCGTCGATGATCAGGTTCGCCATGTCTACGCGCTCGATCGTGCCATCGGCAATCTTCGTCGAAGTGATCGTGCCGTTCTGAATCTTCGCCGCGTTGATGGCGCCATCCTGGATCAGCGTGCTGTTCAACCCGATCACGCCGTCCGCGATGTCGACGGCCTGAATGGTCTTGTCTGCGATCTTGGCCGAGGTGATCGACCCGTCGGGGATCTCTGCCGACCCCGACCCGAGCGCATCATCCGGCAGCGTCACGCTAGCCAACTCGCCCGTATCCAGCCGACGACTGATAACCAGGCGCCCCGTGTGCCCCCAGAACCCATCGGTACGCGTGTCCGGACTAGTGGCGGTCGGCATCCACCACTCGCGCGCCGCGCCGCTTGATCACCACCGGTGCGTGGACGCCGCCCTGCGACTCGCGGTTGTCCCTGGCGTTGACCATCTGCTCGACGTCCTTGTACGCCCTGGCGTAGTCCTTCTCGGACGTCACGCCAAGCTCACGCATCCCTTCCTCACGCGAGAGTCCCAGGAAACGGGCGCCATCGATGACGTCGGGCGTCCGCTCATCGTCGCTACGCGGCATCCGGTGCCTCGGGCTGGTCGTCGTCCTCGGGCTCCTCGGGCGGGTCGGGCTGCGGCGGAGTTTCTCGCATGTGCGCCTCCTATGCTGCTGGTGTACTGAACGTGTCGTCCTCGGTGTAGTTCGTCACCGCGTTCAGGACGGCCTTGATTCGATAGTGGTACAGCGTTCCGAGCGTCAGCCCCGTCAGCGGCGTGGTCTTCGCACCGGCGCCGGTCTGATTGGCACCGTTTGTCCCGTACGCCAGTGTCGTTCCGTACTCGACGTTCGACACCGTGCCCGCCCCAACGGCGACCGTCCAGTTGATCGTTGCCGTGGTGGTGGTAATGCTCGACGGGGTGCCGAGCGTGACCAGGGCAGCAGCTCCCGCCGCGGGCGCGTTCGGCGTTCCGGGCGTGGTGCCGGTTGTGGTGCTGTACTGACCGCTGAAGGCGTTGTTCGGCCAGGCACCAGGCTTCGCCGTTCCCTCGTTGCCGCGCCAATCGACCGGCGTATGCGTCCACAGGCCAGCCGCGGCGCCGATCTGCGACTCGATCGTGCTGCCGTCGACTGGCATCTACTTCGCCTTCGACGGTGCCGCTGCCGCCTTCTCCCCCGCGGGGGCCTTCGCGGCGTTCTCTTTGTTCCAGGCCACGATCGAGTCCATCTCGATCTCGGCGCCGCGCTTGTACCCCTTGCGCTCGTACGTCTCGGCGTTACTGATCGGTGCGACAAACGTGCCGCCGTCCGGACGCGTCCATGTCACATAGCCCGTCTGCGACACCTGCTCGTCAGGACCGCTCGTCGCGTCAGCCGCAGTGTTCGGTTTCGTGGCGAGAACCTCCTTGGAGGATGCCTCGGCCTTGGGAAGATCAAGCCCTGTTTCGCTCATGCTGGACTCCTCGACCCCGGTGGTCGCGCCTGCCGCTTCTGCTCGACCATCTCGAGCGATGTCTGCTCGGTCGTTTCGATGCCGGTCAGCAGCCGGTCCTCGGGCGTTGCCTGGCCGTGCCGCGGCTTGTGCATGCGAATGTCCCGACCGAACTGTTCCTTGATCCCGACGAGTTCGTCCTTCAACTGCTCGAGCGTCCAGCCGTCATAGTCGGTGACGAGGTTCATCGTCGGGTCGCGGTCATTCGCGCGGCGAATCGAATTGATGATGAGCGCCTTCTCGCGCTGTTCCGCGAGCAGCTTCGGGTACTCGACGTGGGTGTACTGGTCGATCTCGCTCGGCCGGCCGTCCCGGCCGGGTGTCTCAGACAGCAGGACGTAGCCCTTGTCCTCGTAGTAGGCGCGGTTGTGCGGGTCGCCCTGGAGCATCTCGACCCGCCCGTCAGGCAGCAAGAAGTGCCGCAACGGATAGTTGTAGTTCTGGCCCCTGCGCGGCGTGCTAGCCGAGGGAGGGGTACGGTCCAGCAACCCGTCCAGGAACGGGTTGCCGGTGACTGCCGCTACCATTAGCTCGCGCCGAGAACCAGGACGCCGAACAGGTCGCGCATCTCCTGGTGGCCGTAGATCACCTCGACCGCCATCTTCCACGAGAAGACGTCGATGTCATAGAAGAGATGACTCTTCGGCGACCGCTGCTGCACGAGCGCGATGGCGTCGCGGTGGAAGATCGCGTTGTTGGCTTGCCCTGCGGCCGGCTTGACCAGGTTGGTGGTGACGTACAGGTCCAGCCCGTACATGCGGCCGAGCTCACCACTCTTGGTCGGCATGTTGGTGTTGCCGATATAGAGGGCGTTGCTCCAGCGATCGAGTGCCAACTTGCTGACCTTTTCGGCTGGGCTCATCACAAAGTACCGTTCGTTCTGCGGCACGTCGGCGTCGTCCAGGAGTTTGACCGCGGCCAGGACGTTGGCGTCCGTGACAGCCGTGCCAAGCGTGCCGACCGTACGCGAGAACCCGCCCAGGTCGGCGGCCAGCTTGGTGTCGATATCCTGCGCGATCGCGTAGCCCAGCTTCTTCTGGTACTCGTTCTGCACGTCGACCAGGCTCTGCACCTTGACGATGTCTTCGATCCCCAGCGCGGCGTAGCTCCACAGGTTGAGTGTGATGGTGACCGCCGTCTCAGCGACCGACTCGTACGTGATCGCCGTGTTCTCAACCTTCGCTCGAGCGGCGAGGTTGCCGATGCTGGCCACCTTGACGGTCTTGCCGACCGTGGCGTCCGCCTCGAAGCCGCGGTTGACAAGCTTGGCGAGCACGAGATTCGACTCGGTCGCGCGAAGGACCTGTTTGCTCCAGATATCCGCTTGTTCCCCCGACTTTCGAAGGGGGGCCGACTATACCATCCGGGCCTAAGAAGCCCGTCCGAGCGTGTAGTCTGTGAGGGCTTCGGACCGTCTCGCGCGAAAGATGCCGAGGATGTCGAGCTCGCGGTCGGTGTAGGGCTTTTGGTGGCCTTCCATCGAGAGTCGCGACTCGCAGAACTCGAGCATCACCTGCGCCTGATCATGCTTGGTATGCAGATATGGCATGAGGAAGAACAGCCACCGCTGGCACCGCCTGACGCCTTCGCTCCGGATCTGCCAGAACGGCGGCTTGGGGATGCCATCGAGTCGCAGACCACGATTCCGTCTCTCTGAGACGTGATGCGACAACTCGTAGGCGAGGCAGATGCCGCGCACGTAGTCGAGTGTCGGCCAGTCTGTGTTGCCCACGGTGATACGTGGGTTGAAGTACGCCCGCTTGTGCGGTCGGACCCGTGGACTGACGATCTGCTGAAACCCAAAGGAGCCTTCTCCATCAATGAAGCCTGCTAACCAGGCGAGATCAGTGTCCCCGAAATTACCCTGCTGATTGCCCACGTATCCTTCACTTTTTTCCCTATAAGGTGTGAAGATTTTAGGGTGTTCCAGCATTTGAGCTCGGTTTTACAGCCCCAATTCAGTCTGTTTTAGGGCTGAAGACGCCATCAGCAATAGTTTTGTCTACGAACTCCAAAGCTCCGACGGCCATTGGGCTACCCCCTTCTCAACGTTGTGTGAGGGGGATGCCTCGAGTGGCTCGATGCCGTACCCCCGGTTTTGGTCGCCCCGCCTCATCGAACAGGGCATAAAACTCTTCCTGGGTCATCGCCTCAATTTGTTCGTCAGTCACTTCGCGGACGCGACCGGGGGTTCCACCTTCGCGCTCGGGGACTGGCTCGTCGCCGTTGACCTCAGTCAGAACACTCTTCCTCAGTGCAGACTCGCGGCGTTGGATTTCCTTCTCCACCCCGAGCTTGACCGACTCATCGTGTAAGAACTGGAGATACTCAGCGACCCCTGCGGCTTGACCTTTGCCTTCTCCGAATGTTCTCCCCGCTACCTTCTTCTGTAACGAATCGTCCAGCGATTGCTGGAAGAGTACGACACCATCCATGAATTCGCCAGTCGCCCGCGTCGCGTGCTGGGCGGCATCCCGCTCCTGGATCTCGCGCTGCGTCAGCTCACCGAGCTTGTACAAATCGTTGTTGGCCGCGGCGTCTCGCTTGGCACGCTCTGCGGCGTCGCGTTCCTGCTGACGGAGGCGCCGATCGGTGACCCGTCCGATCAGACCCGAAAAGACCTCGTCTTTCTCGAGTTCGTCGTACGGGACATTCTTGATAATCGAGCGCAGCGCCTCCTTCGGGTCTTTCGCGTCGCGCAACCAGTCAGGCAGGGTCGGCTCTTCGGCAACCGGCTCGGTCGGCGAGCGCTGCTCTGCCGGAGACACGTCTGCCGGCGCGTCAGGCGCAGGCTGGGCACGCTCAGCGGCTCGCGTCCGCCCACCACGTCGTCCAGATGGCGCCGGCGTCTCTGGGGCTTCCTGCGCAGCCTCCTGCGCAGCCGTCTCTTCCTCGATCAGATCCGGGTGGACGCCGCGATCCATCGTCATCAGCGCACGATTCTCCACGTCCAGTGGCGGTCGTAATTCGGGCAACTGGAGAACAGCGTCCAGTGCAGGAACGCCGACCGCGGCGTAAACCACCAGGAGCGACGCCAGTACCGACGTTTCACTTCTTCGGCTTCGGCTTCCCCGCCGTACGCATCGCGATTGCGATCGCCTGGCGTTGTGGGCGACCAGCCTTCATCTCGGTCTTGATGTTGGACGCGATCGTCGCCTTCGAGGACCCCTTTTTGAGCGGCATCTCCTCCACCTATCTCCTGACCCCGCCCATCGTGGTGGGTGCTCGGAACTGCGGCAACGTGTTCTGGATCTGCCGCAACGCATCGTTCGGATCGAGCCCATACTTTTCCTGCATCCCCTGCAGCACCATGTTCTGGGTCGACGGGGCCGCGCGCAGGAACTCGTTGCTGTTCAACTTGTTCGGCGTGGGAATCGCCTGCATGACCTGGTTCATCGTTGCCGTGTTGGCTGACGGGTCGCGGATGTCGTCGATCATCTGCTGCAGGTAGCCCATGCCGCCGCGCGTGTTGCCGCCCGCCGTGCCCACGCCCGCGACCGTGTTCGGGGCCTGGAAGCCGGCGACCCCACCACCGCCAAGGAGCGAGCCCATCTGACCGAGGACCTGCTGCTGACGGAACGGGTTGGCCTGCAGCGCCGCAGCTGAATTGATCATGCCCATCTGCTGGTTGTAGGTCTGGTTCTGCGCCGCCAGCGTCGACTGTCCCGCCGTCGGCACGCCCCACGTCCCGAACTGGGTGGCGTAGCTCGTCATCGCCGGCAGCGTCGGCGCCCCGTTGTACGTTCCGGTAAGGCCTGCCACCTGCAACCCGAAGTTCTGATTGAACTGCCGCACGAACTCGTCGAACGCGCGCGTATCGCCGGCCTGCAGCGCCGTCAGCAGCGCGTTCAACCCCTGGCCTTGATTACCGGGAGCTGGCTGGTTCTGCGCGGGGCCGGTCGATCCGCCCGTGTTGTATGTAGCGCCCTGCGTTGGCGCTTGCGACCCGCCACCGCTGCCACTCTGACCACCTGCCGTGGTGTACGTGTAGCCACCGCTCGGGTTGCCTTCGACATGCCCGCCCTCGGCGCGGAGATCGGCGCGACCCGACTGTGTATCGAGATCGTGCCCGTTGACGATATTGGCCATCTCTCTCCTCCTACACCGTCATCGGCGCGGTGAACACGCCGGCTCGCAACTGTGCCTGCTGGGCCGTCTCT